CATATAAAAAGTAATCTGGCACCTATCGGTAAAGCTATCGGTTATGAGCTAATTGATGGTTATTTTTATTGGACTGGGGAATCAGACCTAACGGCTGAACGTATTTTGGCAGTAACGTATGACAACGAAGGGAAATCTGCTAGAGATGAAGCAATAGACTTCTTGAGAGATGTGCTATCGCATGGACCAGTTGATGCAGCACAGATATGGAAGGACGCGAGAGAAGTAGGACTAGCAGAAGCAACTGTGAAGCGGGCTAAAAGCACATTAAGGATTATTACCCAACGTAAAGGCGAAATGGGTAAGAGAGGTGGCGGTAAGTATACATGGGAATTGCCCATTAATATTGATTTAGGGGATCAAGGGGATCATATAAAGAAAGATGATATTCTAAATAATTCTAGCTTCGAAATTGATCGTTTATCTGAAATACGTGATCTCCTAAATATGGTTTCATCTTTTGATAATAGAGAAATAAACACAGATATAGAAAACCGTGACATACTGGAGATATAAAGGTGGAAGCTGCAGCAATTATAAACCAACTTAACAACATTGGTGTCGATATAACGTTAGTTAATGATCGATTACGATTCGAACCAGGTTCCCTTGTTCCCGAAGAAATAATAAGCGAAATAAAGGTACGTAAACGGGATATTATTGCCATGCTCAAAAAAGGTTATCGGCTTGCATATTCTATAAATCCCCACGAAAGCCCCTGTAACAGTGAATTAAAGGAAATCGAGCGCAGGGTTGAGGCCAAAGGCTATATATTGCTTTGGAGTAACCTTCTCTGCGATCTTGTAGCGTTTTATCGTGATGCAGAAGCATTAGAGAAAATTCCTCCTGGATTTATTCCGTATAGTAAAGCAGAACTACGCGAACTATTTGGAAAAGACCCACCGAATGAACAAGGCTTAAGGCTCATACACGAAGCGAAGAAACATGGTGCAAACATTACCGATAGTCCAGAATAGGAGGCATGATCAACAGTCTACTAATCCAGTATAAAAAAATATTAGTAGGGGGAAGGGGGGTATAATTTCTACGATGAAGTCTGTAAACCGAAGGCGCCAGTATCGCGCAAATTTTTCCAAATTAAAGTAGGGGGGGTCGTGCATAATATTTGTGAACAGTTAAGACCATTAATAGTCGAAATAGACTCAATTCAACCAGATAAACGCAATGCAAGATCACATCCCGAAAGAAACATAAATACGATCAAGCGATCTTTGGAACAATATGGGCAAAGGAAACCCATTGTAGTACGAACAAGTAACCGTACAGTAGAAGCTGGAAACGGAATGCTTGAAGCAGCCAAAGTTCTAGGGTGGGGGCAGATTGCCGCTGTATTTGTTGACGATGACGATTTAATGGCGGCTGGATTCGGTTTAATGGATAACCAAAGCGCTCTGTTAGCTGATTGGGATATGCCAACTTTGAAAGATTTATTACAGGAATTAGATACAGGCGCTTTCGATATGGAATTGACTGGATTCGATGACGGCGAACTTGAGCGATTGATGACAGAGATAGCGCCGCCCGAAGATTTTAAGGCAGTTGATGAAAATATCCAAATAGCACATGAATGCCCAAAGTGTGGTTATAAGTGGAGTGGTAGCAAGTGAATAAACCGGCCTATCAAATCCCTAGTATGGAAGAAATCCGAACAATACCTTGGAACGGATTTAACGCTATCAGTACATTCAGCGGCTGTGGGGGTTCATCACTCGGTTATAAAATGGCTGGATTTAAAGTCCTATGGGCCAACGAATTTGTTCCAGCCGCATACGATACATATCTTGCAAATCATAGTGAAACGATACTCGATACCCGTGATATTCGACAAATCAAAGCCCAGGAAATCCTCGACGCTATTGGATTACAGGTAGGTGAACTTGATCTATTCGACGGATCGCCACCTTGTGCTTCTTTTTCAACAGCCGGTAAGCGGGAAAAGAGCTGGGGTAAAGTAAAGAAGTATTCAGATACAGCACAGAGAACAGATGATTTATTTTTTGAATATATCCGAATACTTAAAGAATTACAGCCGAAGATATTTGTTGCAGAAAACGTCAGTGGGCTTATAAAGGGTACAGCCAAAGGTTATTTTTTAGAAATTCTTGCCGGATTAAAAGAGTGCGGATATCGCGTTGCATGCAGACTGTTAGATGCTCAATGGCTAGGTGTTCCGCAGGTACGGCAGAGGATTATATTTATTGGAGTACGTGAAGACTTGGGACTCGAACCGGTACATCCAAAACCACTACTATATCGCTATAGCGTGCGTGACGCCCTACCATGGATCGTAAGCGGTAAATACGGTCCTAGCTGGAAAAAGGCTGATACGCCAAGCCCTACGGTATCCGCTTCCTTAACGTATAATCCTGAAACGTCACATCAAGGACTTGAAATTGTCGAAGCCGAAACCGACATCAGCCGGTACGCAATCGGAGTAGAATGGGATAAGCTCAAGCCGGGTGGAAAGTCCCAAAAATATTTATCTCTGGTTAAGCCGCAAGTTGACAATCCTTGCCCTACGATAACTCAATGTTCCGGATCGACCTCTACTGCGGGCGTTTGTCATCCTACGGAAAAAAGGAAATTTAGTATAGCTGAACTAAAACGAATATGTGCCTTTCCAGACGATTTCATATTAACCGGTTCTTATGTTCAACAGTGGGAACGGCTCGGCAGAGCGGTACCGCCAGTTATGATGTACCACATAGCAGCTACAATTAGAGATCAAATCTTAAATAGAGCAAATTAGACCATGAAGGATCAAATACTTCCCGATACTAAGTGGCAATTTAATGAAGAAGTGACAGCTTCCTTTGATGATATGTTGGAACGATCAATCCCTCAATACGATGTTATGCGCAAGGCCTGCTTCGATATAGCCTGTATATTCGTAAAGAAAGGAACAGATATAGTTGATCTTGGATGTTCCAGAGGTGAAGCAATTGCCCCGCTAATATCCAAGTTCGGCGCACATAACAGGTTTATTGGATTAGAAATAAGCGAGCCTATGCTTGAAGCGGCCCAAAAGAGATTCGAAGGTTTTATAAACTGTGGAATAGTCCAAATACTCAAACATGATCTAAGAGAGGAATATCCACTCTTTAATGCTAGTGTAACTCAGGCCATACTTACTCTACAGTTTGTACCTATTGAATATCGGCAACGAATTATCCGAAATATATATCAGTCTACGTGTTATGGTGGCGTATTCCTGATGGTTGAAAAAGTTATCGGTAATATGGCAGAAATAGATCGAATAATGGTTAACAATTACTACAATCTAAAAGCGGAAAACGGCTATAGCCAGGAACAGATAGAACGAAAGCGCTTATCACTTGAAGGTGTACTAGTTCCAGTAACTGCTAACTGGAATGAAGAATTACTCAGGAATGCAGGATTTCGCTATATTGATTGTTTCTGGCGCTGGATGAATTTTGCCGGATGGCTAGCAATCAAGGATTGTAGTTAAGATCGAGGAAATAGCACATGATACCTGGACCAAAACCTAAGCCATTGGAAGTTAAACAGCTTGAAGGTGATCTACACAAAGAACGATGGAACCTTAACGCGCCCAAGCCTATAACTTCTCAGCCAACATGCCCTGCACATCTTTGTACTACGGCTAAAACTGAATGGAAGAGGATAGTACCTGAACTTTCTACACTGGGTATTCTGACAAAAATAGACCGAGCGGCATTGGCAGCCTATTGTGAAGCATACGGCGAGTGGGTAGAAGCATGTAGACTTATGAAAGGAAAATCGCCAGTAATTAAAACCGCGGCCGGAAATATTATCCAAAATCCGCTATTAGGAATAAAGCATAAATGTACTGAGCAGATGTATAAATTTTTAGTTGAATTCGGGATGACTCCTTCTTCAAGGACGAGAATAACCACCGAAGAATTTGACAATGCAGATGATGAAATGGCGCAAATATTAGGACTCCCGATAAGGAAGAATTAGTATATATTGTATAATACTGTACACAGTCTTAGATACAAATGAATGATAGAAATATAAATACGTCAGAAAAGTATAAAGCCGAATTGATTATGCGCATATCTGCAGCAGCGCCACCGCAGCCTATACATATCAAAATCAATGGTGGCTGTGACCTAGAGCGGAAATATAGAGGATTCGGGGACTTGGTTGCAGAATCAATATATATGCGTTTACCAAGTTCCGCTATTGTAACTGCGAACTGGATACCCAAAAAACGCAGAGATGAATCTATATTTACCGCAAGTTTCGCAGGCTATGAGGAGCCTAGTGGCGATTTTATACGTCTAGACAATGCTCATAACCGAGATACACTCCATGTAGATATGGATTTCCGCCAACGAAAACTGAAACATAGCAAAATGGTTATGTTGAGCGGTGTCAAGTTGATCAATCGGCGTCGTATCGCGCTCCAATCGCTCATGGGGACACTAGAAAGGGACGTTAACTGGCAAATTCCAATATGGTTCTATATGCCTTGGTGCTTTTGGTGGCCAGAGTTCAGTGATTTCGGGGAGTGGTTACGCAAGCATCTACCACCTGGATTAAGTATAACGGAAATGTGCGAAGCTGTTTTGGCCTATCTTAGCTTTAACGTCAACCAATCTCAGCAATACTTGAACGGAACAGGTACGCTAAAACATACCATTGAAACAATCGAGGACGCAATTGATCGCATAACATTAAGTTTCTCAAAGACAGGGGAATACGAATTTTCTCAGCTTATACGTGGACA